CTATGGTACTCAGATTTCAAATGGTGATTTCGTGAAGGTCGCGGCTGATGGTACCATTGCGAAGGATACTGGTACTACCGCTCTGACCGCAGTCGGGATTTTCTTGGGTTGCTCGTATACGGATCCTACGACCAACCAGAAGACATTTTCAAATTATTGGCCTGCATCTAATGCGGCCACTGATGCGATGGCGTATGTGCTGGACGATCCTTTTGTAGTATTTCAAATGCAGTCTGACGAAGCACTAAACACTACGGATCGCGGTCTTAATGCGTCCGTGGTTGTCACGGCTGGCAATACTACTTTCGGTAAGTCCAAGAACGCGCTTGATGGCAGCACCCCTGCTACAACGAATACGCTGCCTCTTCGTATTATTGATTTTGTCGATGGCCCAACTAGCTTGCCACCGAAAGGCACTACGGCAAGTGATGCATATCCAGATGTGATCGTGAAGTTTAACGCTGCTTCTAGCGGGTCAGCTTCTAATCATTCCTATCTTAACGCCACTGGCGTATAGGAGAACTGACCAATGGCTATTTCACGCGCACAACTTCTCAAAGAATTGCTTCCTGGGCTGAACGCGCTCTTTGGAATGGAGTATGCACGTTATGATGACGAGCATACCGAAATCTATGAGACGGAAAGCTCGGATCGTTCTTTTGAGGAAGAAGTGAAGCTTTCGGGCTTCGACGCGGCACCCGTGAAGGATGAGGGTGATGCGATTTCGTATGACGCCGCACAAGAGTCGTTCGTGGCGCGGTACAACCACGAAACAGTCGCCATGGGTTTTGCCATTACGGAAGAGGCCATGGAAGACAATCTTTACGACTCACTGTCGGCTCGCTATACCAAGTCCCTGGCTCGCGCCATGGCTCACACCAAACAGGTGAAAGCTGTATTCCCGCTTAACAACGGGTTCACCAACGCTTATCAGAGCGGTGACGGTGTGAATCTGTTTACGGCATCCAGTGATGGTGTAACTGGTGGTGATGGTCACCCACTCGTTTCGGGTGGTAAGAACTCTAACCGTCCAGCTACCGCCGCTGACCTCAATGAGACTTCTCTTGAGGCTGCCGTGATCCAGATTGGTAAATGGACGGATGAGCGTGGTCTATTGATCGCTGCTCGTCCGAAGACGCTCGTCATCCCGCCCGATTTGCAGTTCGTGGCGACACGGGTGATGCAGTCTGAGCTTCGTCCCGCGACTGCCGATAACGACATCAACGCTCTGCGTTCGATGAATGTTATTTCGGGAGGTACGGTCGTGAACCACTATCTAACTGATACGGATGCGTGGTTCCTTCTGACAGATATTCCAGACGGGATGAAGCATTTCAAGCGTGTTGCCCTTGAGACAAGCATGGACGGTGATTTCGATACCGGAAATGTTCGCTACAAGGCTCGCGAGCGGTACAGCTTTGGTGTCTCCGATCCGCTAGGGATCTGGGGATCACCCGGAGCGTAGGATAGATAGAGGGTGGAGGCGATTCGCATACTTTCGCGTGGCTACTAGCTGGCTCGTGATTGGTCGCCTCCGCCCCTTATCTTATTCTGGGACACATAGTCCCGAAGACTGGCCCAGCAGACGTTACGACGACTTCGGGACGAATCCTTTCGTAAAAAGGTAAAATCATGGCTAACACAACTTTTTCGGGTGCAGTCAGATCCGAAGATGGATTCGATGTAGTATCGAAAAGTTCGACAACTGGTGCATTCACAACGGAATTCAGCCTAGACGGATCGGGATTGCAGGTTACTCCCATTACGTTGGATGATGCAAATAATACCCTGACCGCCACTGCTAATGGTGGTAGGATCAATGTTGTTCCGGCAATTGGTGGAAACCGGACGATCACTCTTCCGTCGCCTACGGCGGGAGTGTGGTTCAAGTTCATTTATGGTGGTGCGGCAGAAGAGACTGAAAATGTCGCCTTTGATACGGGTTCCGATACCAATTTCTACATCGGTGGTATCATTCATTTGGATTCCAACGCAGATAATGTTTCTGTGTATGCTGACGGTAATTCAAATTCTATATTGACTCTTACGGATTTTGGTTTGTTTGAAATCAATATTCTGGCTAAGGATTCAACGAATTGGATTATCTGGGGTCATCAGGAAGGTGCAGATGTACCTGCATTTTCCGATCAGTAGGAGATGATTTGTTAAATTGAGATAAGACCACCCATCTACGGGTGGGTGGTCGTATCTCCTATTGCGAGCGGGGCTAGGAGTCCTGTCCTCGCGGGGAGAATCAGATGGCTGACGCAGTAACATCTCAAACGATCCAAGACGGCGACCGTACCGCCGTTATGAAATTCACCAATATCTCTGATGGTAGTGGTGAATCCGCAGTTACGAAGGTCGATGTATCCGCCCTCCAAGCCGAATCCGGCACCGGAAGAGCCTGCGACGGAGTAACAATCCAGCAGATGTGGTATGACTGTTCCGGTATGACCGTAGACATTCTTTGGGACGCCAGCACGGATGTTGTCTGCTGGACGCTCAGTGGCTACGGCTTCTACGATTTCCGACAGGCTGGTCCGCTTACGAATAATGCATCCAGCCCGACTGGGGATATAAACTTTACTACTACGGGCCATTCAAGCGGTGATCGTTATACCGTCATGATGGCTATGAGGAAGAGCTACTAATGGCCGAAGATCCGAAAAACCCGACTGCAAAGGTTCCGACGTATAACGAGGTCGCTCGCCAGAAGGCGGAGGCAGATCATAATTGGGGGTATTACAGTAGACTTGTTGAAAATTATCCCGATCATGAGGAAGAAGTCGGGCACACAAGTCATATTGCTAAGGAGTATCCCAACTGGAAGGCGTTTTAGAAATGCCCTTCAAGAGTGAGAAACAGAGGAAGTGGATGCACGCCAACAAGCCCAAGATGGCGGCTAGGTGGGAACAAGAAAAGGCGTATGGCGGGCTTGTTAAAAAGGCGATCACCAACGGATTTTCCAAGCAAGGTTCCTTGCAGGACTTCGCGGAAATGAGAAGTGGTGGCCTGATTGGCAATGGATCCCTGACACCTGGCAATGTTGTCGAATTCAAGAAGCGACATAAAGACAAATTTGGTGATAACTGATGGCTACTTCGGGGACTTCTGCATTCAACCTCGAAATTTCAGAGGTGATCGAAGAGGCGTTCGAGAGGTGTGGTCTTCAGTCCAAGACGGGCTACGATATCGAAACGGCTCGTAGGTCGTTGAACCTATTGAGCCTTGAGTGGACAAATCGTGGCCTTAACTTCTGGACCATAGAGCAGGGTACCAAGACATGCACGGCGGGAACTTCCACGATTACTATGGATTCGGATACGATTGATCTGATTCAGCATTGGATTCGTGATGGGTCCGGCACCTCGCAAAGCGATCTGCCGCTCTCGCGATTCAGCGTGTCACAGTATTCCACGATCCCGAATAAACTCACCGAAGGGCGTCCCGTAAACTTGTATATAGACAAGCAGCGTGATGCTCCGGTTGTTTATCTTTGGCCTACGCCAGACGAAGCTTATACGTTTGTTTATCAGCAAATACGGCGTATTGAGGATACGGGCGCCGTGGGATCTACCGATCCAGACGTGCCTGCTCGCTTCCTCCCGGCATTGGTTTCTGGTCTAGCCTTTATGATATCGCAGAAATATCCAGAAGCGTTTGTACGTTCTGCTGAACTTAAAGCCGAATACGAATTTCAGTGGCAATTGGCGGAACAGGAAGATCGTGACAGAGCGTCTGTTCACTTTGTTCCGGGGGGATATTCCTGATGGCTAAATTTGCCAATGGCAAATATGCGTTTGGGTTCTGTGACCGTACCGGATTTCGCTACAAGATCAAAGACTTGGTCCCACAAGTTAGGGCTGGCCGTATGACGGGATTGATGGTCGGTAAGGATATGTTGGATGAAGACCAGCCACAGAACTTTTTGGGTAGGTTGGGCGATTACGCCGATCCACAGGCACTTAGAAATCCGCGTCCTGATTTGTCGCAAGATACCAGTAGACGATTATTTGCGTTCGATCCCGTAGGAAACGGGGGCGCGGATGGATCGGGTAATATTCTGGCACATGGACGGGTGGGCACCGTGACGGTGACTACATGACTTACGCGGAATTGACTGCGGCCATCAAGGATTATTGCGATAACACGGAAACGAATTTCG